GGTGGAGCCCGAAGGGACTGTCACTGCTTTGCCGCCCCCGGTTAAATTGGTGGCTTGAGCTTTTAACAATGTTTGCGCGTCGGCAATTCCGGTAGAAGTGGCCGGCTTAAAATCGTCCATGATATTTGAGAACCGTCCACTCAAACGCTCAACATCGGCAATGTCCCGCTCCCTTTGCCGTGAGAGTTGACCCGCTTGTATATCCTCGGCGAGTGCGGCGGAACCAAGGAAGTTTCCCTGTTCGTCAAATCCCGCTTGTCTGCCGGTATCCACCGCCGCAAATTCGGGAATTGACAAGTTCGATATTCCGTATGTTTCCTTAATTTTTTCGGCATCACCACCCGCATCGGCAAGAACTTTTCTTCCTGCCTCGGCTTCGGTTAATCCGTAGAATGGATTTGAACTGTCTCCACTTGTCTGCACTTGGTCGTACAGAGCTTTAAACTCAGGATTTTGCCTTACAAATTCCTCACCCTGTTCAATTTGAGACAATCGACGGGTTTCCTGTACGTTTCTACGGTCGCCGAGCAAGTCAACCATGCCGTCACCTTCGCGGATCGTAATTGTTTCGCCCTCTTCTAATTGTTCACCCGTGTATGGATTTTCAAAAGTAAATTGCTTTGCTACTTCTTCCTGTGCCGCATCCACATCACCCCCAGCATCTGCAATTGTACCCCTAAGAGTATTGAGTTTTTCAGTTACTTGTTTAAGCACCTCTGCCTTTTTGTCTCTGTATAGGCCTCTATAAGTTTCTGGAAAATACCCTAAACCTTTGCCGCCCTGCGCTTTCCAATCATCTATCATATTATAAGTATCACCACCCACTGTCCCAGTTAATCCCCCAGTTTGAGTGTCAATTATTCCATATGTTGGTGTTGTCGCATTTTTAACTGTAACTGTCCCAAATTCATTTGCAGTTGGTAAATCGCCCTGTTTAATCTGCACAATTTGATACCTTCCGTCCCCCGCCGTTTGCGGTTCACCTTGTTCATTCTTAACCACTTCCGCACCCGTGATTCCAAACTTTCCAGTTTCGGGGTCTTGCTCCACTTGGAATTTACGCTCACTACCAAGCAAAGTCTGCCTTAACACATCCGTGTCGATTTGTGCGGTTTGTTGCCGCACGGGTGCTTCGTAGTCACGAAGCAATTCCGCAAGTCCGCCCGTGTCTTCAAATTCGCCCGTGCCGCGCAACAAGTCAACTTGTGCGCGCAGGGAATCGGCTAATGCTTCCGAATAAGTCGCTTGTACTGGTGGTGGGCTTGATCCTCTCATAATGATTTTCTCCTGATAATTCTGTTAAATTCGTACCATTTAACTGGCTTTTGTTTCAACTCTCTCATCCATCCGACGTAGGGGAGCGGGTATGGTATGCGTTGAATAAATTCTGATATTGCATTCTCTCCAACTGCCACACAAACATACCAAGCATTGGGATTGGGCATGTTCCACTGTTCATCGGGATGCACGTCTATGTCGCTCCTGACCGCCTTGCCGAGCAGTAGGGAGTGTGGGGTGATGAATACGTAGCCGCGTGCGGAGTAAGCGGATATATCCGCAAACATATTCGCCCCAACTTGGTCGTATAATTTCTTGGTCTGTTCGAGTATGGTCATTCCGCTAAAATATAATTTTCCTCAACTGTTGAACTGACTGCACTTCCCAAATTGACGCGCAACCAATTCGTGCCGTTATCGACCGCCAAGCATGGAGTGCCCCCGTCTCCGTCGGATACAAATACGATTCGTCCCGTCGTACCATTGGTTGGCAGAGTCGAAACGGTGAAGTTTTCGAGTGTGACGCTGGTGGCGGAGATGGATGGTACGACCACGGTCGGTAAACCAAGAGTGTTTAAAAATGCGGGATTTAACTCGACCCCGGTTGCCGCCGTAATATTGCGTGTAACTGTTGCGGTGACTGCCATTATGCGACGTTCCTCCTTGCACCAAGTTGTCCGACTGCTCCCTGCATCAGCAGGTGACGAATGGTCGGATTACCCGCCGAGATTGACACCTGGACAGAGGCGGAATATCCACGCCGTCTGCCCCCGAATCGAAACAATGTGTCTTCGGTGGAAGATGCGGTGTGGGAAAGAACTTGTGTGGATGCATTGTCGGGGTCTTTGGTTTCCAAAGAGACTTGTATCGCATCATTGTTCTTCATACTCATTGCAATCTGGCCACCCTTCCAATGCTTCACTCCTCGATCACCAAGGGTGAAACTCCTGGACTTGAGCTTGCCCGTGATGGCAGTCGTTCCCGATTCGGAACTACTGCCCACAAATCGACCGCTGTCATCCGTGGTCGCTCCACTGCCTGTCAATTGATACCAGCCCGTGGGAGCGACTAAGAAAAGTTCGCGCCTCTGCGGGTTCGATCCAAATGGAAGTTCGACCATGTCGTCGATTTGGAATCCGCTTGGAAAATCGTAAATGCTTTCGAATGCATTATTTAAAATATTGAATACGAAAATTTTATTATTTGTGGTAGACGATCCGGTAGGAACTGCGAAATAGACTTTATTTTCATGCACCTTACTGACCGCACCGCTTGCCGCCGCAAGATTGACCTTTTTAAACTGGTCGTCAATTGATTCACTTAATGGTTTTGCTTCTCCGCTTACTTTTGAGATTGCCACACCAAGACCTTTTGCCGGGTCGAGTCCTTGTTGAAGAACCATAATTCCACGGTCGGATAAGAAATATATTTGCGGACCGCTGTTGACAATTGATCGACGAGACACACATCCAAACTCGCGTGTAATTTCAAACACTGAGGAACTGTCGATATTCGCAACGTCTGAGATTAAATGAATGGATCGCTCCATAAATATTAACAACTGGTTTTCCAAGTAGGGGTGAAAACCGACCAACTTGTCGGCGCTTCCCTTGTTAATTCGAAAAGTGCTGGTGGTTGCGAATTGGTTGTCGTCGATAATATCCGAAAAAGTAAGTGAATAATTCGAGTCGGATGGAAAGGGTACGACTATTCGATTACGAAAACTAAGTCCAAACTCAACCCTCGGCATGGCGGTTCCGGCTGATGGATTGCTTGCGGTTTCCGTTTTCAGTAAAAAGTCTTCTGATTGATTGCCCGACCATTCAAGTATCTGTTTTCCCGTACCGCGAAACAAAATCAACTTCGTGAACGACTGCAGAAGGGATGGGTTGTCCGCTTCTGCCACTACTTCTCCGACAGGATAATCAATGTCCACTCCGCTTGCCGTTGCCTCATTGTAAAGTATTAGCTTTGATTTTGTAGCAAATGCAAGATACTCGGTCCCGGTACTTGGGTCTTTGTAGGAAGTTGAAGCAAAGATTCGATCCCCGCTCGACCCAGTGGCATAAGTCAGGGTCACCGATCCCGCTTTGAATAATAATCCATCCCGCAAAGTTGCGGTATCCCCGTCGAAGACCAGGTTTTCGGAATTACTAACGAAGCCTTCCTTGAGAGTAGTTGGTTCAACAAACGAGTTTATCCCAAGGAATTGCCCATCCCCGTCCTCTAAAATCTGATCGTCCAATCTGCCGTAGCTTCGATACTTCATTTTTCATCCTTGATCGCTTGGTAGATTTTTATTCCGAGAAAAATAATCGTGAACAGTCCTGCGATTATTCCGATGTATTCATGCAGTTTGCCTGACATGGTGGCAAGCGTGCCGCCAATTCCGTAAATGGCAGTGCGGTCCATCATAAGACTACGTCCAGTAAAATAATGACTACGATGAGTCCTACGAAAATGGTGATCATTTTACCTCGTTTTGTTAGTGAATTGAATTTTTCTTTGAGTAGTTTAAGATTTTTCATTTTCTTGGCGGCGGTTTTACGAATGGATAACGGGTTTGGGCTTTCTTGGCTTCGTTGCGCGAGCAGGATTGAGCGGTCTTCTTTGCGATAAATATTGGAATTACTAGATAAGCTCCCAATCCAACGGCGGCTAAAATTAGCCAATTTTTTATAGTGGAAGTGAACTTATCGAATCCCGATGCATGTTCCCTCATCTTGGCATGAACAATTCCTTGCACATCGGCATGAGTAATTGCTTCTACAAGTTCTTCATTTTCATCAGTAAGCTCATAGATTTTTCCACCAGCATACCCAGCCCCTGCTCCCAATGCGGCTCCGCCTGGACCAGCTATCGAACCTACCGCCGCTCCTGAAATAGTCGCGGCGGGAGTTGCCAAGTTTCGCAACGAACAGGACGTAGCCAAGATGCAGAATAATATAACAAGATAAATCATTCGCTGGGGATTGATGCAGGGTCTATCCATGTTGAATCAAAATCCACCAATTCCGAAGAGTCGAATTGTCCGTCGCATTTCCATTTCCCGCTGGTTTCGACAGGAAAAATGAACTTTCCATAATCCGAATGTTCTGAGTTTTCGACGGTTGAGGACAGAGCGTAGCCAGTGGTTCCCGCGTCATCGGGAATATTCAAAAAGGTTTTCATCTCTGATTCCTTAGAATTAAACTCGTCAGAATTATTAAGCAGTAAGTATTTCATGCTACGTATGGGGGCGATCCTTCACCCGATAAATCTTTGTAGGTTGGTTGATACGATGCAGTGCTTTGGCTCAAATGGTAGCCGTTTCCGCTTGAATCATTAGTGGTTGCGATGGAACCACCGTCAGACGGCGAAGTGTCCGCATCTCCCCCTCGGTAGTAAGCGACCAAGTTCGAACTGGCAACGGTAGTCAAATCCACTGGCGCAGACGTGATGGAAGAAATTTCGGAGGAACTTAGTGAGGCGTTCCATAGTGCCACTTCGTCATAAAGACCTGAAAAATTTGCAATGTTTTGTCTCAACTCTGCGCCTATTCTAAAGTCGGATGTACATTCCAGTGGCTGTGTCCCATGAGTTGATGAACCAATAGCACTACTGTGCATAACATCTTCCCGTGTGCCGTCTAGATAAAGCTGCCAACCCTGTCCATTACCAGTTGTGTTACCATCCGTGTCGGAGTGACCACTTGAGACAAAATTGAGCAAAATGTGATGCCAAGTATTAGCTGAAAATACATCATTATCAGTAAGTATTTTCGCCGTACCGTCCGACCATTTCAGTCTCCCGCTACTTGCGCATCCGAGGGTTCCATACTCCTTTGATGTGCCGTACCCAAGACCACCAATTATAGCGGCATTTGCAGAAGTGTACCCTAATTTGAACCAAGCTGATATTGCCTTGATGCCCGAAACACTACTCATATCACGACCAAGGTATCGCCATGAAAAACCCGATATGTCGCCGCTGTAACAATAGGCATTAGAATATGATCCACCACCTCCTCCTCCACCGCTTGGCGTGGAGATTCCCGCAAAGCTGGGTAATATTATGCTCATCTTAGCTTGCGGTGTCGCCTGCGAGAACGTATACGTCGGCCACACAACTGATCAAACTTACGACCGCATATTGACCAGCCGTTTTTGTGTGTGATTGGCGGTTGTATAAAGTGGAGCTACTGGTCGAAAAAGTTATTTGTCCACCCCCGTATTGAATCACAGTACAGGTGAAACCAAGTCCCAAATTGTTTGGAAGCGTTACCGTGATTGCAGAGCCGTTGGTAAACTTTACAATCTTTCCAAGGTCACTGGCAAGAAGCGTGTAGGATGTGCCTGTTTGCTCATTTACGCTTGCGTCGAAGTTACTCAGAGCATTTCCGCCCAAGTCAACTCCGCCGGCTGCTCCAACCGCAATTACATTGCTGTTGGCCGTACCCACAGTTTTCGTGGCGGCATCGCCAAGTCCGAGGTTGGTACGGGAGGTTCCGGCGTTTGCCACGTCGCTTAAATTATTGGATGCGACCAGGTCGCCCTGTGGGGCCGCCGCCACTAGATTTGTGACAGTAATCTTTTTTGTTTCTGCGGAGCCGCTCGGTGCGTCCACAATCGCCAAAATGTCGGCTCCGGCAGGAGTGGCTGAAAGCTCAGTAAGTTCGGTTATCTTTTTGTTCGTACTCATTTATTGTCAGGTTTGAATTTGTTCGGAGGCTTCCGTCAGAAATATTTCATTTGCTTCGGTTGCCAAAAGTGGTGCTATGTTGATTGCAAGAAATTCACCCGCTTCGGTGATTAGTAATTGATTCGCTTCGGTGAGAATGACGTTGGTGGGCGTGACCGCGCCCGAACGTCTTGCGTTCTTTCCAATTCCAAGCGTTAGATCGAGTGAGATCATTATTACATCTTATACGCAATTACTGCGCCGGAGGTGAGTTGGATGCCTGTGATTCTGCCGTATATCGTCGTATTTGCGGTAAGGGTGGTTGCATCCTGCCCCGTGCAGAGATCGGCTATGTTGTCGATGTTGCTGGTTAAGCTGGCAAGCACGGTGTCTTCGGTTGCCACGATTGCAAAAAAATCGCCCGTTACTGATCCTGTTCCGTTTATGTATTGCCCGCCGTTAAGACCGAGTCCTCTGTATTCGTTTGCCATGATATTTATTTTCCTATGGGTGAAGTGGTTTGATAAGTAATGTATTGTATGGGTGAAGTCTGACCTTGTTGACGTTCCAATAAATCCAACGCCGCAAGAATGACTGCTTCGGCTTCGTTTTTTACAGCCGCCGATTTTTCCAGTTGACCGTTTGCGGTTAGCATGTCGGCAAACGCCCCTAATATTGCGTATTCCGATAAAAAGTATGGATAATTTTCACCCGCTGAATAACCGGGATAAGGAATTCTGAAAAGCACGTAAACGGGAGCCGTGCTTGCTCGGTCAACCAGTATTGCCTGACCGAAGTCTGAGGTTGACGTGGATGAATGTTCAACTCGATAAGCAAGCTCGTTGGCAAATCCCATTTCATAGGGATCGTTTTCAGTAATGCGTAATACTTCGGCTATTGTGTTACCGAATTCAAGTACGCTTATAATTGTGGCAGTTGCGGTTGCACCGCTTCCCGAACCGCCAGTGATTGAGACAGTAGGCGCGGAAGTATAGCCCGTGCCTGGATTCGTAACGGCGGCTCCATTTACTCGATTGTCCGAGTCCGTTGTAAGCGTGGCGGCGGCGCTTGATCCGCCCCCACCCGAAAATGAAGCCGTTGGTGTTCCAGTATATCCGCTCCCGCCATTTGTAATGTTTACGTTTCTAACTTGAACGTCGGGAATCTTTTGCTCGAAACGAACCGCTTCGGGCCACTTTGCGCGTTCCCATCCCAACCGACCAAAACGGTTGAAACTGCGAATCGCGGCATTTGTTTCTGAAGTCAATAATGTATCAATACCCGCCATTGAAGCGAGATTTGTAACCATGTCATTGACCGCAACTGTTCTCATTTGAATGAAGGCTTGGAAAATGTTTTTCCACTAAAGGATTTATTATTGAATGATTTTGCGCGAAAGCTCGGATTGTCACGGAAGAACTCATCGGTGAACGACTTATCCCCCCAGCATCCGCGATGAGATTGATGCCAACGGAAATATTCACGAGCCGGAATTGTGCCTTTCAGTTGTCCTATACCGTCAGCTTTCGCCACCCCCATCTCATTGTTTTCTTTTCGAACCATTGCCTCACGCATGGCGGCTTCGTGCTGTTCCATGTCCACTTCGTAGCGCAAATAACGATCCAAGTTCTTCATGAACTTCGAACCGTTTCCCTTTCCTTGATCCTTCCACTTAGGTAAGAATATTTCCGCCATAATAAAATGTAAGGTTTCGGGTTGCCCCCCCGAAGGGGGGCTAGACCCAAAACAATTTAAGCTTTATGCAAACCGTCCAAGATCAAAGGTGCGAAGACCAATGACAACTTTCCCTGCTGTCAAATCTCCGGTCGTTCCTCCGAACTTGTAATATACCAATGCATCGCTTTGTGTAAGTCCTACGGGTAACGATCCACCAGCGATGGTCGTATTTCCTGCGGACTGCACGAATGATTCACCTGTGTTTGCAACTGGAGCAGACATTGCGTCCACATCAAGTGCATCGATGAACTCGTCGGGATCACTAAGAGTGGTTCCAACGTTAAGCGTAATATCGGTTGCTCCAGTAAGAGCTTCAGCTTCGAAAACCATTGCCACATCCACTCCGCCACCAGCGGGTATTGTTGCAAATGCAGTAGCAGTTGTTCCTGCGGATTTGATGTCTTCGAAGTCGAGCGTGATAATGTCGGTGAAATCACCAACAAGTTCGTTATTAGTTAACTGTCCCATTTTGTAAGTCTCCTTATTGTTAAGAATTAGTTAAAGAAGCCGTGTGCTTTAGGACTATGGACTGCAAGTCCAGCGATTACATCACAAAAACCTCTGCGGCCTCCTCCTTGATTCTCAAGCTCTGAGTTGGACTCGGCTTTAAGAGTGTGAATAGCAACATACTCAGGATCAATGAGAAGTCCTGCGTCCTTGTCTATCGTAGCCGAGCCACTGGTGCGCAAAAGCAGGGTCGATGCGATTATATTTATAACCCCAAAATCTCCCTCATAAACGCTGACTGATAAGGTTATTTTCTTGCTCTCTGCGGGTTGAGTGACTTGATATGCAAATCCTGCTCCACCTGCTTGACGTGAAAAATCACTGCATTCCGTTGGCTTCGTAAAGTTCTTGAAGAACACTGTTGAAGGTTGATTCAGTTTGAGTGCCTGTTGTGTCATTGGCTACATTTTGAGCAAACGCTGGAATGTCTGATGGTTGACCGCCTACTCCGAGGAACTTGAACATTCCGCGAGTTTTGTAAGGTGCGCCTGCTCCGCTGTCAGCTTGACGATCTTGGGACGAGCAGAATGCGGCTTCCATGTCTCGTTTAATTTCTCTGACTGCTTTACTTTCGGCGTTTGCGAACTCACTTGCGACACCAGCGGTATCCACGATTTCTTGTATATCCGAAACAGCGTAAGTTCTGCGGAACTTCTGCACATAATTCCCGATACGCGCCCTATTTGCGGCTTTATTGTCGAAGCTTTGAACATCTTCACCTTCATTAACTCCGTCGAAGGTTGCGGTTGATAAGTCATCAACTTGGACTTCGAAGAAAGTTCCCGAAGCGGTGGCTTTGTTTGCCAATGAAGTCAATGGCGTTGACTCAGGTTCTAAGATCGTAAGAATATCTGTCAAATCCTCGCGATTACCTGCTACGTTGTACGATGCGGCTTGTGGCATTTTAGTTTATCTCCTTGATAATTTTTAGATTGTTATTTTGCGGTTGCCCGCTTGATTCGAATATAATTTTGATAATCCGCCATTGATCCCGATGCGTCGAATTTACGCTTCGCGGCATCAACCTCTTTGTTCTTTTTCGCCTGTGGAGTCTTCGGTCTGCTTGAACCCGCTTCCACGCTCGCTACTGGAGCCTTGGGTTTGGGCTTGGGCTTACTTGCCTGCGCCTGTCTTGCCTGTACCGTTTTTAATCCTTCGACCATTAATCCAAGAGCAAAATTGCTGTTCGGTAAATGATCGACCAATGGTTTATAAAGCGGTGAAGCTTTGACCTGCATGAACAATTTGTAGTCCTCGCTTTCGGGTTCCCCTAAAAACTGAAAGGTCTGCAATGCCTGTTGGTCGGACGCGGTTCGTTCCTTGATCCATGCCTGGCGGGCGGGTGCATCCTTGCGAAGAATCTTCTTTGCATTGTTGCGGATACGCTTGAGTTCCGTTTTGCCATACACTTTGTCTCCGTCCTTGACCAAGTACTCGTCACCATTGTCATCGTATTGCACCTCGTTATCGAGTCCTTCTTCCGCCCATTCAATGAGCGTAGTTAGATTCTCGACTTCTTTGGTCAATCCGTTTTCGTCGGTGATGTTGTACAGGGCATTGTCCTTGAGGAATTGCGGTACTTCTGCGTTTACTGGTTGCTGGGCTTTTTCTTGAAGCTCGGCATTTTCTGCAAGTAAAGCATTTTTCTGCGCGGTTAGTACGCCAAATCGTTTGATCGCAGATGCGTTCAGCGACTTTGCCAATTGGCGACTTTCCTCCTCGGACAGACTGTCCAAATCGATATTGAATTTGTTAAGAACATGTTGAGGTTGTGTCTGCTCTGAAGTTTCCTCCGTTGCTTCGATTTCCTCGGCGGGTTGTTCCTCAGAAACTTCCGTAGGCTCCGCAGGTTGGTCAGCGGGTTCGTCCGTTTCTAAAGATGATTCGGGTTCCGGCTCTTCGGTTTGTCTGCGTTTCAATAATTGATCCGCAAATTCTGCCATCGAGACGTTGCCGTCCTCTTGCGTTTGACTGTGCGCGGAATTTTGGGAGGATTCCGAGTTAACCTCTTCAGTAATTGTTTCCATCTCAGCAAGGCATTGTAGCCTAGTGTAGCAAAATATAGTGTTTTGTATTGACAAAGGCAACAAAAAAGCCCTTGCGGATACCCCAATTCCGCAAGGGCCAGCCTTACCCTAACTATGACTAGAAGTCTAAAGCTTGTGCAAAATATCAAGTTCTTCGTCGATTGCTTCAAGTTTACCCGACATCATAAAGTGTCTATTAGTGGACTCGATTACAGACTCGGTCTGCAACTGACGAATGGTTTCTTCACGCATACTTTCACGCATCTCAATATATTTCTTGAAGTGTGGATCGTTTTTTAAAAAACTTAGGGCTTGAATTGCTTCTTCGGGATTTACTTCGTGGTAGGTTTTCATTTTTTCTTTCCTTTCCAACTTACTCGTTTCGGTCCCGTCTTTTTCCTTACCGCACTTTTTTTGCATTGCGCCATTGTCGGGCGACAGGCGGGGTAGGGTCGCTTGCTCTTCTTGGCGGATTTACGACCGCATGGTTTGCCCGTCTTGCAGTCAACCCAACCACCACGCTTGAACCACTTGGTTAGTCCGCCACTCTTCTTAGCCATTACTTCTTGGAAGTCTTGTACTTCCCTCCTCGGCGCTTGTACTCTTTTGTCAACCAGCCGGATGCATACGCACTGGGCCACACCTTGTACTTCCTCTTAGCCTCTGCTTTGACGCGGGAATAAAGTGCTTTGTTAGTCGGTACGTTTTTGCTCATCCTTTATCTTTTGTTTCAGTTCTTTTATGTCCTGCTGTATCTTTGCGCGGCGCTCAGTATGAAAAGAAATTCTGTAAGTACACATGCGACTGTCTTCTCGTAGCATCGAGATTCGTGCTTCCATCTCTTCCATAATTGCCTTTATTTTTTCTTCCTCCGCCTACGTAAGGCCACAAAGTCGGACTTCGTGATTCTATTGCGGGGCTTTGCCGCCCCTGCAATTTTCTTCTGCTTTGCTGATAGTTTTTTCATTAGCAATTCCATGCGCGTCTACTCCAATAGTTTGCGCTGAGTTTTGAGTTTTTTCCTTTAATACCGCCCGATCTTGCACAATAGCTTTTTTTACGAGCGGGTATGTTTTTTTTAATTGATAAATTTGCGTCTCCAAAACGGATAATTTTTTGTTTACCACCTTCTGAAGCCCGAACGACAAACTTTTTCTTTTTATAACCAGGTTCACCCTTGCGGATTCTTCTTGGTTTATTTACTGCTTTCGGGGCTGTCATCGGAATACAAGTTATCAAATGTTGTACGCCAGTCAGTGTAACTGTCATGCTTTTCCGCAGAGTGTAAATATTGACTTGGTACGAAGTCAGGCGCTCCCTCTCCAACCAGCCACAAGGCGGGGTTCGTTACACGAACACGATTATTCGGAAGAGCTATGATTTGTCCCTTCCACGGACCCTCGGTCAATTCAAGGATGTGACTTTGCTTGTGTTGAGCGGGATCGTCGGCAATCGAGTTGCCTGTAAAATCAACCGTGAAGTAATAAATTGCCTTGTAGAACTTTCCGTCAATCTTTGCAATCCACGGGCTTGAACTTACGCGGTCGAGCTTGGTGACTGCAATGTCGCGGGACGGACAGTCCCAAGGCTGTGCGATGTGGGTGGGACATTTCTCGGGCCATTCTTCGTATGGTACGTCTGCAATTAAAGCGGTGATTGGCATTCTCGCCCACATCGCCCCACCGTGAGGGTTTGGATCACTCTCGTCACACCCGGTGAATACGACTTGAAAGGACAGGCATCGGTCAGGAATCGCGCAGACCGCAATTACCAAAGCATGTATATATTCTCCTTCGTACTTCATGTGATTGTGAGTAAACTCTTTGCGAACCCAGCACTTGAACTGGGGGATGTTGGCGAGTAGGTACGACATTTAGCGGCGTTTTTTACGTCCGCCTTTGCTCATGTACTTGGATTTTTTATGTCCTGGCATTGGGTTCTCCTTTTGTTAGTGGTCGATAGACCGTTTGTCCGATCTTAATAATTTTCTTCATGCGGCAGATGCGGTTTGTCCAAACTGCGTGGGCATTGCGCCGAGTCTGCCAATTTGAGCATTTTGCTGTTGCTGAATCTGCATCGAGCGCTGACTCATGTAATTTTGAATACGCTCCTGCAAGGCGGGGTCTTGTTGTGCTTTTTGCTGAACGTCGGGTTGGGACAACCACTGCTGAAATACCTGCATTTTCAATTCATGAGCATCCTGCGGTTTGACGTTGGGCGGTACTCCCGCAACCAGTTCCGCAATTGTTTGACGTTCTTCATTGACCGCGTTCTGTGAAGCGGTTTCCTTGGGCAACAGAACTTTCTCGGATGCGCCGGGCAAGACCTGTCCGATTGCCAACTGAAGCAACCGCTCCGTGTCCAATGTTCCGTTCTTGTCGAGCAGTCCGCCAAGTTCGCCAATCGTCTTCACACGCTCAAGCATTTGATTCGGGTCTTGAGTTGCCGCATCAAACTGCAAATAAAAATCAAATCTTTCATTGGGCGAACCTTTCATAAACTTCTGCATGTCGTTCATTCCCGTGACGCGGAAAAATTCGGCATCGGGTCCGTACTGCTGGTAAAGCGTGTAGACTTGGTCGATTACTCCACGAAGATGATGAAACACTTTGTCGATGTTTCTTTGTTGTTTCATTTGGGCTTCAATCGGATCGACACCGGGCGCATTTCTTCCAATCAATCGATCAAATCCCTCCTTCACGTATTGACGCACCGATATGGAACCACCGTCGAATCGGGGAACGTCGGCAAATCTGTACTCCCCCAGCGTGCGGTACGGAACACGCACACCTGGCCCCCACTTCGATGGACTCCGACCGTACGGTACCAAGAGTGGTGGTAATGTCGAAATGCTTTGACGATCGATGGATGCATCCTCTTCAATCTTCAAAATGTTTTGCGGTCCCTCTCCAAGCTCCGCAACTGAGCGGGAGTGGTAGAGGCGCTTACTGGTCTTTTCGTAAGTCGTGACCACGAACGGATACTTTCCATGTCCGTAATCAAGGAGTTGATGCTTGGCGAATACGTCGGGTACGTTTTCGCAGAAGATCGTACAGAATATACCGGGCACGTCGTCTTCATCGAGCAAGCGTTGGTAGCAATAAATAACCCGAATGGTTTCGTCGTCATTTCTTATGACTTCGTCCTGCAAGCGTAAATTGTTAATCTGCGTGTCCGTATCCCCGCGTTGAGCAAGCTCGATTGCTTTGTCCACAAACTCCTCATCCCATCCCTCCGTGTTTATTTTGGAGCGTAATTGTTCGGGTGTCATGTTAAGAACGTGAAATACGTAGGGTGCTTCCTGCGGATCAATGGTGTAGGATGGCCAAAACACATCCTCGTCGGGCGCAAGCGCCTTGATTCTCGGCTGGTTGATCACGCGGCGGGTCACGGGAATGGTAGTTTCTCCATCTGACCGCATCTCTCTAAGCATACCACGGGCTTTTGCCTTGGATACTTTGAACTGATCCTTGAGGGCGGAGGATAATTCCTCGTCCATACTGCCGTCCTGTATTGCCTGTGCAATCTGTGGAAGGACTTGCGCAATCTGATCGAGTTGAATGGATTGTTGCTGTTTTAAATCCTGCGACTCCCAATAACAGTAGTGAACCATCATTCCCTTCTCGTACAAATGATTCAATCCGAGTTCGACCTGGTCGTAAAATTCGTCCATTCTTGAATTAATCAACCAGCGAATAAAATTACTGATTACATTCGAGCGTTCAATATCATCGGATTCAATCGGATTGGCCACAATCTGCGCCCTTCTGATTGAATTAAGCGACTGCGCAACCATCGTGTTGATTGCTTCATGTACGAGTTGACAATTCTGATCGGAAGCGCCTTCCCAAGGAAACACCTCGCCCGTGGCGCTCAAATTGGAATGCTTCTTAAAATCATCCGACTTTCCATTCCATAAACAGTTGCGGGTGTCGTAATCCCTTTGTCTGCGGTCTATCCATTCACCCAAATCACTCTGCGTCCGGCGGTAAGTTTCCTGCAAATATCCAATATCGGGTTCCTTGGAAACGTATAAAAGTTCGGGATCGGCATTACTTTGCATACTTAGTATCAATTTATAGTCGTTTGTAGTTGACTAGTCAAATGGAATTCGTTCAATATTATTAGGTCATATTATAGTTCAACCTCCTGCGGGTTTTTTTTGATCGAAGTTTTCCCCGCAGGAGGTTTTCAATAGCCGCCTCCGCCCGTGACCATCATGCTTTCATTGGTTATATGATCCGCGCCACTGACCATGAGGTATCGAATACAGTCGATTTGATCACTAAAATGATCAGCGCGTGACTGACCCGTGTACTCCATCATCGAAGTGATCGTATTCTCGCATCTGTCGGAAATATAAAGTTTCGGTTTATTCTCGTCGCTCATCGGCTCGGTGTCATTCCACGATAACGCATCATTGATCTTTGCAATCCCCGTCTCGATTTCCACGCCCGGTGCGGGACGCATAACAACGCCCAAGTTTGCCATAGTCGTAATTATGTTACTTTCCCCCTCTTTTTCCCTGACCGTTGCCGCGCCCATTCTAGGGTCAACAATACGCTCAAATATTTCCTCATCCTGTTCCATATCCTCGAAATGTTCCTTGTATTGATTGTACCCCCAACCGAGTGGTCTTTGGGCGGGACCAGGCTTGCCCACGCTCTTCCCTACCCCGTTGATATGTGGTAATGCCCATTGACCCATCGTGGTGTCGGGGAACTCGCGGTAGATGTAAATACTTCCATCCCGCATGACTCCCGCCCATATGCACACCCACGGTTTCGAGCCGCCGGGATCAACCACCATATATCGTGTGACTGCCCGTGTGTCATCCTGTATGAATGGAATTTTTTCATGCGGAACAACATTTGTTTCCCTGTTGAATTTTGGGAACCTGCCCTCCACGGCTTTGCTCGGAATGCCGTATAATCGGGCAAGCTTGACCTCCAGTGGTTGCTTTGAGTATGTGCGGATTAATTCATCACCATCTATAAACGGGGAATCCTGTGTCCAAAAATAATAAATTCGGCAATCGGGCCAGTTTGCAGAGACTTGTTCAATTGGTAATTCACGGTCTAATAATTTACTGTATTTTTTCTTAACTGTATGTGCGCCTTTGAGTAAACTATTAACCAATGGGGTAAATCCCTGTAGAGTGGTAAATGACAAAATCAATCGTCCGTGATAATCAACGGTTCGACCAAGAAGTGTTTCAAAAATATTATTGGGAACTTCCTCCTCAAGATGTATGCAATGTGCCGACCAACCCTCAAATATCTGCGGGTCCGCCATGTACTGGCGATAATTATTGAAATAAATCGTCGATCCACGCTCCGCATTCGGGTCAAGTGGTGGAAGAATTGCCTTGGCTGAATTAAATCCGTTCTTCTGATTGTATTGCAAACTATGATTAGCACCCTTCTTTTTTGACCGCTTGTATCTCATTGGAAGTGCTGACCACACCATTTTCTGAGCGTCTTGAATACTGCGCTCCTCTGTCACGTGCATACTGCGAATCTCCGCTTCGGGAATCTGTTGGGCTAAATGTACGAGCATTCGGGTTGAAAAATAACTCTTAGCCGCACGATTTCCGCCCAATATCACATGTATTTTATCCTTATTGAATCGATCCATTACCCGTCTCCACCCCGGTAGTGTCCATCCCCATTCAATCGGGTCTTCTTTTTCGCTTTGTGGTTGGTCAATCATTAAACGACTCAACATCTCCGCCCGTTCCTGCGGCAATGCGTCGATTTCCTCCTCGCTCAAGGCACAGGCAAGCTCGCCCTTGACATACTTTAAATCATCCGTCCAAGGGATGCCAAAGTGGGCATCCACCTCATCTGCGTAGGTTATCTTAGGCATAATTGCATTTGATTAGGTAATAACTCTTCTCCTGCTTGGACTCGAAAATAACGATGAAGAGTATCTGTCATCTTTGGACCCCGAAACCATCCAGTACCATCACATGACTCCACACCAATCTCTTGGCATCGTAATAAATTCTTAAAAGTATTGATTGCTCCGACATGGACGCGATCAAATGATTCAGTCCACATTGTGAGATTCCGAAGTTTCCACTCCATAGTCCCTCCAACAAATACAACAGATGCTTCACTAGGCACATCGTCTGGAGTCATTCCGTCCTGTACGCAAAAAGACCAATCTAGGTTGTATGATTGTTTTAAAATAGGATACCATTTATCCCACATTCTTTTCGTCTCATCTGCATCTCCTACCTCATCGGGTACATTGACAAAGCGAGGCTTTAGAATCGTTTCGTTGTAGTAATCCAAAAGCTTTAAGAAGGCGTGTTCACACCAATCCTTACCGCTTGACCAAACTGCAAATTTGCCATTATCCACCGCATATGGAATCCAAGGAACTGGTTCACGGACTGAACCTTCAGGTGTAAATAACCAACCAACAGGATAACCCTGCCCCGCCCAATAATGGACAATGCCTTTTGCATTATTAGAAGGCATTACAATCATTTGGTTATACCTGGGTCAAATTCGGGGAATTTCAAATTATCAAGTGCTTTTTCTACAGTAGGAAATATAAAACTCGCATGGAAGCGAATCCAAGGACTGAAGCTATTTGTCACCACAATAATTTGCTTCTGCAACGACCAGGCAAACATTATTTCCATTGCGGTTCCGTAACTTGGAAAGTCGCATTTTGCCAAGATAGTATCGCAAGTCATAATATCACTTTTGTCTTTTTGAACTATTGTTTCGGGAATATATTTTTGAGTTTCTTGCCCTCGATAATCAGCATCAGTTGGTTTGATGCACATGATGTTTTTAGTCATCAATATCTTGTGGGCGGCTTTTCTCCAACGAATACAAGTGTCATCTTGCTCGTAAATTGGTCCTGCTAAGTAGACTAACCTTGCTTCTATCATCCATTTACCTCCACGCACATTCCCACTTTGCAGACTTTTACAGATTCCAAGGTCAAATGATCTGGAAATCTTTTATCCATCAACTTTAACCACAAGTGCCGAGCTATCATTTCAGCTGTGGGATTTTCAATAAACTCATTCAAATATGTATGATCTAACTGCTTAACGATTGCCCCTGCCTTAGTCCGAAACTCTTCATGGGGAATAACCCATCCATATCGCTTATTAGGTTCTCCGCTTATGGTTACATATACTTCATGCGAATGACCATGAATCCTTGCGTTTTCTTTACCGACTCCCTCAATTCGATGAGCCGCTTCAAATGTAAATTTTTCTGTTACTTTAGTTTTCATTGAAAAAACGCAAATTCTAATACTTCACATCAATCCCACCCTCAATGTATTCGGGATGCTCCTTCCACTCCTCGCGAATCTTCAACCTCGGTACGCGCATGTATTCTTGAAAAAAAAACATGAACGCACGCCTGTCCTCATTCGTCTCGGCGTTTCCAATCTCTTCAAGAATCATGATTTCATGCCTCTTGTTTTCCGCATCTCGACGAATGATCTCCGTTATTTCATTCGACCACTGCTTTTGCGCGCATGATGAAAAAAATAAAACGAACAACAGAATTCTACGCATCCCTCTCCCTCGCCTGCATCTCCATAGCCACGATTATTGCCTGTTCGAGCGTGTCGGTCGGGATTTTCTCCTTACCAACCGACCAGCCTTCAGTATCCTCTCCAACGTTTCGGGGCTTAATTTCAACGTCGGATGCGTCCGCCCTGACCAATCGGACGATGCATTTTTGCGAAACAAGCTGCGTTTCACTCCTGCGTATTCTTTCGTGCAGTTCGGATTCACTGGTCACGACACCTCGCCTTGAGTTGCAGATTCTCCGCACGCAACTCATTGATACGGTCGTACAGTTTCTTGTTTTCATCCACCAACCGCTGTACCCATTGCGGCCAGTTCTCGATCTTTTTGCCCGTGGGCGAATATACGTTCATTCCTCTTCCTCCAATTCTATGTCGCTGTCAAAATCAATTACGTCCTCGTCGAAATATTCATCAATCGCCTCACCCACGCACTTCAACAAATCCTCTTCATCCAAATCACTTTCCTCGCCCCAGCGGTGAAGCAGGGACTTTATTTCATGAATCACTTTTCTTTTTACCTTGTTCACAATTCTTAAAGTACGAATACATTTTGCTTGGGAATTGACGTTGTTTCTTGGTTCGCACCGCAAGCATCATTCCGTTTTCATCCAGTAAGTTTCTTCCATTCTCGTCCTTGACAAAGTGATCAATTTCCGTCTGCGACCAAAAATACCGCCATCCGCGCAAAACCTCTTCGTAGGTTGCCAAACGATTATTCATCGTCGTTCATCCATCCCTGTCCCCGCGCAACGTTGCGATCACGACGCAACTGCTCGGCGTATTCGTCGTAATTTGCCCGCTTTTCAAATTCTTCGTCGGTTATCGGTTCATTCTCTTCCATGCGTTTTTTGCACAATTCCTCCCGGTAATCCTCGTATAACGCTCGCGCTTCGAATTCCTCTTCGGTCATTTCATTTCCTTCCATAATGTCTTCCACGCTAATTCTGCGGTTTGGGGGACGACTCCGTTGCCAAGGAGGCGGAGTCGGTCCACTCTGTTGGCAATTGGGTCCACCCCGTCATGCCCCTGCCCAGGAGCAATGCTTCCACCCAATTCGGATTGAGCTTCGGTGACCCGTGGTTCTTCCCAGTCATATTGCTCTTCTCCGGGACGGGCAGGCCATTGTGTTTCTTCGCTAAAATTGTGGAAAGACTGCTTGATTGCGCCTTTGTGTTGTGATTCACCCCCTGCGGATGATGATCCCTTGTTGCGGGTGTCGGCCAATTCTTCTTCGCTTCCTCCGCTAGTATCTTGCCCCCCGTTCCGGGCTTGCGACTGCCGGGGTTCCCGGCTCGCGGGGTGGGCCAATTGCTCAACTCCCCGTTTATTGCCATTGCTGTTAAGTTTCTGCTCCTTTGCGTCTTCTTCTGTCCGTCCTTCTGTAAGCTGTACTTCTCCACTGTATGGGCTTCGGGTGTCGGGTAGTTTCGCAAGGATGAACACTCGTTTCCTTTGGTGCGGAGCGCCA